TTAGTGCCATTGATTTTCTTTAGATATAATTCTAATTTCTTAATGTTCTCTTCTTTAACTTTATATTTGCTCTTTTGTTTCATATATACCAATTAGTAAACGAATCACTACCATGGTTGGGGTAAATATCGTTTTGAGTGTTACTTGTGTATTCAGGAAATGAAGATTGGTTGTACACCATATAATCTACAAATCTTTGAGCATAATTATCTGCTAAACTTTTTGACTTTTGAATTAAAAAATCCACCTCATTTTTCTCTACACTTTCAGCATTCTCAGAAGTACTTTTATAAACACCTTTGTTCGTAACGTTGTAAGCTGCGAATGGTAGATATTCAGTCATTGCAAAATGAATTAACATTGGCTTCACATACGTTTCTAATAACGTTAAATAAACTCCCGTTAATGTACCAGCTGTAATATCAGTTTTCAACTTGTTAAGTAAGTCTGTACCTAAGTAAGATTGAATATGAATGTCCTGAGCTATTTTAACGAATTGTAATAGCTTGTCTACATCGAGGTTTCCATCTACAAAAGTAAATCTTTTTAAATCTATTGGTTGTATTAATAATGCCTCTGCCATCTTATTGAACGTCTTTAGGTAAATTCTTATTATTTGGACTGAAACCCTTTAAAGGTAAATTTTTAGGGTAAATAGAAACCTCGAAAGGATTAGTTACTTTGAAACCTTTAATCTCAGCAGCTCTAGTACCTATCTTTTTAAACTCGTCGCTATCTTCGTTAATATCTAACATCATTGTAACTCTCTGGAATTTATGGGAGCATCGTGCACCCCCCTTGAAGCGAAAAATATCGTATGTATCAGCCCCATTCTCACCAAGTCCTCTATTAACTGGTTGCGTACTCATTTTATCAATATCTTCTTTACGATATAGTTTGTTTGCCTTCATCATAGCTTTGCAAAATGCACGTTCAGGACTTTTATTTCCTACATATTTATAGCGTACTTTGAAGAATTTATCTTTAACTAATTTGTCTTGTTTACTTCTTGCTGTTGGTCTTGCAGTACCGGTAGACACGAAGTTAACTACCTTAGAAAGTAAACTAGATGCTTCTAACTTATCAGATATTTCTTCATTCATTTCAGCTAAATGATTGTTTAGCGTTTCTTCATCTTCTAACTCAACATCTCTTTCATCTAATACAATCCAACCGTCTTGCTCCATTGGTTCGCCTAAATCAGCTAAAAATGAATCTAAGTTAAATTCTTGACTAGAAAGTTCAACATCTTCTTGATTATCGTCTTTTACTCCTCTATCGTTAAATTCTAAAGGTTTTAAAGTTTGGAAATATAAGTTAAGACTAATACCATTATAAGCTAATACCTTATCAAAAGCATCACACAATAACTCTTGCATTGGTCGAATAACTAGATTGTCGAACAATATAAAACTATTCTTTAATTCATCTGCATTAGAGCTAAAACCATTACTTGAAGCAATACCAAAAAGTAATGGGGAAGTAACGTTATGACCTAACATAATTTTACGTTGTGATTCTTCGCTCAAATACTCGTAATGTTGTGGCGCATCATTTAAAGGAATGTCATCTATTGTAGTTGCAGCCTCTTTATTGTCGTTAAAAGATACTACTAATTTAGCACCTTTAGAGCCAGTCAACTTATTGGTAACACTTCTATAAAGTTCGTCTTTTTGTTCAGGTGTAGGACTCCCATTGTTAAAGTTGATTAACTTTTGAGCAGAAAATCCAGTTTGAACTAAATTTATTAAGTAATCAGAAACTTCCTCCTCTAAAACTGTGTAAGGAATAGCACCTAGATAATCAACATTACTAAAATACTTCATTCCTACGCTATAAGGTTGGATGTAAAGTATCTCTACCTCTTTTTTTCCAAATCCAAAAGAATCTAATCTCTTAGGTTCGTAATTCTTAACATCACTCCAATTATCACTATAATAGTATGCTTCTATTTCACCATCTTTATTACATTTTTCAGGTCTTAAAAGCTGCACTGGAATATGAAATACTTTCTTTATACTCTTTCTATCTTTAGAATAGTGTACTTGTAAAGCGCATTGACCTAACATTTTAAGTTCTAATACTAATTTCCTTACATCTTCTTTAGAGAATATAGACATAAATTGAGCATACTCATTAGGCTTTTTAGCACCATCTAAAGCACCAACACCATAACCATAAACAAGTCTGGAAATGTTGTTTATAATAGAGTTATTAGTCGTAGAGTTTCTATATCTATCAATTAGAAATTCAAAGTAGTTATTCTCATCACCATAATTTACCCAGTCATTACGTTTGTCCTCAGTTATCTCAGGTGCAGAATAAGTAGAAAGCTCTACTATTTTAATATTGTCGTTTGTCATAAGAATAGAAAATCGTTATTACTACTTTTAGAAGTGTATTCATTGTTATTTATGTCGTAATTTTGTTGGTCTGTACAAAATATTCTACCGTAATGCTTTATGCTTTGCGTACTTGTAACACCATCCAACTCGATTACATCATTAGCCTCTGTTAAAATCTCTTCATAATCTTCAGCTTGTAGTGTGTTTAAAGTACCTCCGTTCTTTATTTTAAACGTATAAAAAACACCCTCAGAAAGATTGAATTGAGCGTTCACAATGGTATAGTAACCACCATCAGAATAAGAATCTATTGCTATGTATTCAACTACCTTAGTATTCTCATTTGTTAAAGCAATTAAATCAGCAGAGGTTAAACTTTCTCTAGTTGTAACCTTTAAACTTTGTGAGCTTGTCGATGTTGTTAATACTTGCATACATATTAACTAATTTTTTACTTTTTTGTTTCAAGTATGATATTTTTAATATATTTGTAGAAAATAAATAAGTTATGAAAAGATTAATTGAAAGGAAAGTGATTGAATGGGCAAATGAAAGAGGTTTAATCAAAGAAGAAAACGCTACTAAGCAGTTTATAAAACTAACCGAAGAAGTTGGTGAGTTAGCTAGTGCATTACTAAAGAAAGACCCTTACGAAACAATTGATGCAATAGGCGATATTCAAGTGGTTTTAATTATACTTTGTGAGCAATTAGGTGTGAACTATAAGCAATGCCTAGAAAGTGCTTACAATGAGATAAAAGAACGTAAAGGTAAGTTAGTAGATGGAACATTTATAAAAGATTAGTTATGAAAAGAATATTATTTATTACAGCATTACTATTAATGTCATGCGAAAAAGAAGAAATAAAACCTAATGGAACACACCCACCACTAGACACTAGGCAAGAACAAATAGTAAATAAACATTAAACAAAAAAAAAGGGTAGCCAAATTAATGACTACCCTTTTTTAATTTTATACTATTACTTATGAAGTAACGATAGTCGCAGTTCCAAATAAAGTAATTAAAGCAGCTTCATCAGCAGCATCTAAAAAGTTCGCTGGTATTTTTTCTTGACCAACAAACGTTAATTGATATCCTGAAACATCACCTAATGCAGTACCATTTGAGATAGTACCAGTTGTAACATCCATACCTCTCTCTAAACCAGCTAAGAAGAAATTACCATTGTTATCTTTAACAACAATATTAGGTCTACCATAAGCCAATAATTTCACTATTTTCGTAGTTGCAGCGTCTTGCTTTTTCAACTGAATAGATAAAGTTTGCTCTACAAATGTAGTACCATTTTCTCTAGATGAATTGATAGTTTGCTCAAATGAGTTAGTACCTTTCAATTCAAATTTATACAAGTTAGATACACCAGTTACTGTTGCAATCATATCTGTATCTGTAACATCATAAGTCTTTGCAGTAATGTCTCCGTAATTGATGAAATAGATAGCCTCTAAACCACCTACTACATCCTTACAAACCTCTGCACGACCATTCCCTAATAAACAAGCCATTTTTTAAAGTTTTTAGTTATAAAAAAAGGAGGAGTATTTTACCCCTCCCTTTAATTGAATTTATTTAATTATTAATTTGCAGCGTTTGTGATTCCGTAAGTTACGATATCCTCGACATTTGCATATTGAACACCAGCAGTCATTCTCATGATAATCCTTACATTTTTATCTCCTAGAGTCTCTGAAGTATCAATAACTTTGATTTCATTTTGGTCTGAAAGTAAACCAGTACCAAAGAATAAGTTAGATTTTTCAGCAGCTAACATTTGATTTGCAGTAAGTCCCTCAGCAACTACTAATGGAATACCATCAAACATTAAATCTCCAAATGCTTGGTTGTTACCTTTAGCATCGT